TGAATCATATTGACTATAGTCATATAATACATTCTCTTGTAGGAATGCAATTCCATTACCTCCATGGGATACCATTATAACATTATCTTTAAATCTTTCGGTGGTATGGAATTTATTAAAGCCAGCAATATCTCTTGCCCCGGGATTATAGGTTACCCTAACATCTTCCCCTAAAGCCTTTGCAAATTCTGTTGCTACTATATTAGCCCAAACTGATGTGCCTTTACCTGGCTTCTGTGGGGACATAAAAATAGCATCAGATAATGCCATTGTTGATACTGCAGCGGCTACTGCAAATACTATACTTTTCACTTTCTCTCCTTATGAATAATTAATATTTCCTTTATTTCTATAACTATATATCAATACTATAATAATCAATATTGATATGACTACAAATGCTGGGTGTTGTAATACATCTTGACCTTCAGCTAATGATATATTAAGCCGGCCCTGCCCGGGATTATCTTGAATAAGTCTAATCAGGGGATATCCACCGATATTAAACAAATTCATAAACTGTAAATAGAGTAGTTCTATCTTGTCTCCTAATATAAACCCGATCATTAATGCTGGTCGAGAAAACCCATAGGTCTTCATACCTAAGCCAAGGACGGTGAATATGAGTAATAGTATCACACTCTCTAAGCCATATATTCCAAAGCCTGATACCCATACGGCCCACCCAACAAATAAAGCTATGACTGGAAAATAATACTTGTATGGTATATATGCTATCGCTGTAATATACTTCATAAGGGCAATACATATAATACCGGTAATTAGGGTAGAGCCTAGAAATGCAAAGGTTAGGGAGTCAAAGAATTGTTGGTCCTTCATTATACTAGCAGTGTCTAAGGATAAATCAAAGCCAATAATAGAGAATAGTCCAATTATAATTGCAGCAAATGGTGCGCCTGGTATTCCAAATAGTACTGTTGGTATAAATGATGTAGCCTTCTGGGCATTATTAGATCCTTCAGGGCCAATAACTCCTTTGATATTACCTTCACCAAATGGTATCTTTTCGTTAGGATTTGTAGCTACAGTCTGGCCATAAGCTAGCCAATCAGAAACTCCTCCACCTAAGCCAGGTAAAAATCCAATGATACCACCAATCAATCCACCTCTAAGGGATAACTTCCATTCTTTAAATGATATCTTGATTCCATCTATTACCTGCTGGGAATGTTTATAGCTGTTATGACGCTTTAAAAAGAAGTTAGATTTAAGGGCTAATAGCATTTCAGGCATAGCAAAGATGCCAGCAATAATAGGTACCATTGAAATACCTTTACCAGTGCCATCACCTATTAAGAAGTCCCAGCCTCCGGTAAATCTAGGGGCCGCGGTGATAGGATCTGTACCAACTAACGCTAAAAATACTCCTAAAGATAATCCTATTAATGATTTAATCCAGGATGATGTCGACACAAAGCCTACGGTAATAAATGCTAAGACACATAAGGCGAATAACTCAGCTTGGCCAACCCCTCCTTCACTAGCAGGTAATATGATTAAATCGTGGTAGTAAGGTAAGAACAAAAAGGTTAGAGAACCCCATATCATACCATTGAATGTAGATGTTGTAATAGCTGCCGTTAAGGCATAAGATGCTTTACCTTGTTTAGCCAAGGGGAATCCATCAACCATTGTAGCCCCTGAAGAATTAGCCCCGGGTATTCCTAATAGGACAGAGGCAAATGTATCACCGGTAGTACTAGAGGCTACTACCGCAGTAATAAATATGACGGCAAGATAAGGATCTACTGCAGTTAGGGCGGCAGCAAATGGGAATAAGGCTACTAAGCCTGTTGTTGCTCCTGCTGCTGGTATCAATCCAATTACTAATCCATATATGATGCCGCCGAATAAGGCTAAGATCATTAATGTCATTTTATATCGATATCAGCCTCAAACTCTTTTAAACGAATTACTACCGACTTAAGCTCGGTTACTGTCATCCAATTATCTGTGAAGAAACTCATACTTTCATGTATCTTATCAAAGGCATTACCAATTTGTACAAGGGTACCTAAGGTGATTGCCCCTGCAAAGAACTGTGGGGCAGATACCATATATGGAATAATAACTCCAACTTGGAAGTATAAGCTCTCCCATAAACTATAGTATTTGTAGTTATCATATAGCTTATAGTAATTCTTTTTAAGATGCTTAAATATACTTAATAGATCTTCGATAGTATGGTGTTTTCTATCATCTTCACACCTGACAAGGTACTTTCGAAACTTAGCTTCTACTTGTTGATTATTATATTCTAACTTTGGTAATTTACGGCCAATGACTGCTGATACTCCTAAGCCACCAACACTTACCCCTAAGGCAATCCAAATAAGATATCCAGGAACTCCAAAGCCTTCGCTTAATGTCCACAAAACTGGAAGGAAGAATACAAGGATCATAATAGCCTTAACTAGGCCTTCCCCTAATATCCAAATATACCAAGCAAACTTCTTAGTATCTTCTTGAATACGCTGGGAAGCACCTTCAGTTATATTATCCATGTCCTTCCACTTTGGAATATAATACCAAGTCATAGCTTCACGCCATCTAAAGCTAAATCTATTACCAATGAATTGGGTGTAGGCAAACATAATAATAGCTAACAGAGCTAGGGGAATGAATCCCCAAGTAGTTACATCATATAATAAGAAGTCCCCTCGATTAACAAAGCTTTCATAGAAAGCTGCTTGGTCCTTATTCTCTAAGGAGTCATAGAAGACTTTATACCAATCATTAAACTGTCTTGTTAAGTATGCTTGGAATCCAACTAATAACGAAAGAAATGTTAGAGTCGACCAGGCATATACTTTATCGTACCCACCAAAAAATGCTTTTATCATAATGTATTATTTTATGCCGATATTATATTTCGGGCATAATTCCCAATTGCTTTTATCCTTGTGTGAAATTATTTTGATTTGATTTAACGGGGCGGTGTCGCCAATTGGTTCTACTAATTCTAGCAATCCCCAATCAGACATTAGCTGCACAATAGTATTTCTACGGCCAAGATCATTCTCAGTTAAATTAGAAGGTTTCCCATCTAATAAAAATAATTCTTTAAAATGTGTTATGAAATATCGTCCTTGCTTATGTAGTATATGGCAAGATTGATATAATTTTGAATCTCTCTTAGATGCTACCCCCATGCGTGTTAGGGTTTCTCTGATCTTTAAGAAGTCGTCTGGTTGTCCTAATATGACTTCTAACATCATATCAGGGTTCCAATTAACCAGCTCATCGTTGTATTCCACCATGATTTATTCTTTCCTTTATAAACTTCAATTCATTATCATTTAGAAGTGGAAGAATATCTCTGGCTTTTTCATTAGAGTAACCATAGTACTCCTTAATAGCTTTTATATCGTCAGACTCTACTGCCTTATTCCACTTAGAAAACCTTTTACGTTTCCTAACAATATTTATAAGAAAGTCGAATTGTAGTTTACCATCAAGGTGGGAATTCATATTCATTTCATTTGCCAATAGGACAGTGTCAGGGAAATAAGATAGACCACGGTTAATCATAAATGCATTGTAATCCTTATTAGATATATCAACATCTTTAAAGTGATAATAACTATTATTGTTAATGGCGTTTAAATAACTAAACGGATTACTTGTCAATTCATTCGTCATTTGAATTTACCCTGGGCCATGATCTCAGTTAAACAAGCCACGGTATTTAGTTCATGGTCAGATACAAATGCATCTTTGTAAGAATATTCAGCAAGGGTAATTACTAGCTGAGGTATATATGAAGGATCAATATAGTCTGTCATATTATCATATACTAATCGGAATAGCTTAGCAGATTCAATATCCATATTGTCAGTTACCCACTTGCGCATACCTTTAAAGTTCTTGCCTTTTAGATCTTTCATAAGGCCAACAACCGAGGTTTCACTTAGGGTAACTAATATGCCAGAGTCAATAGTACCACTCATTCCATATCGTTGACATTCATTAATAACACGTCGCCAATCTGGTAGGTACTTCATAATAAGTTCAGCAATAACTGGAGCATCGGCCTTTACATTTTCTGCTTGTAATATATCAGATAGTCTAACCATAAACTCACCAGCCATCACAGCTTTATTACCGACATTGAATTCGTATACAGAACATCTAGAGTGTAGAGGTTCAATGATACGGTTTTTAAAATTGCAGGTTAAAATAAACCTACAGTTGTTACTAAACTCTTCGATAAAACCACGAAGGGCTGGTTGGGTAGATTGGGGGTTTAAGTAGTCAGCCTCATCCAATATGACTACTTTATAACCACCCTGTAGTGAAACAGTCGAAGCGAACTGTTTAATTTTACCACGGAGGGTATCAATGTTTCCGTCTTCTGATCCATTAACAATAATGTAATCAAGGTCAAGTTCATTACAAAGAGCTTTAGCGATCGTAGTTTTACCTACCCCAGCTGTCCCTGTAAACATCATGTTTGGTAATTCACCACCCTTGACTATCTGATTAAATGTGTCTTTTAGGGAGCTGTCTAAAATACACTCGTTAATAGTTTTCGGTCGATATTTTTCGACCCATAAGAAGTCATCTCTCATTTACTTTCTCCATAATATAATATAATAAGTACCATTATAACATGATACTGCTCAATTGTAAACGGTTAAGCCGTTAAATCTTCATAAAGTTCTTCGACATCATTATTATTTGCTTGAACTTCTGCCATGTTTGCTTTGTATATAATAGAAGCTACTTTTTTAAGTACCTTTTTATCTAATGTATATTTTTCAGCCAAGGCAGTAATTGTTTCTTTGATAAAATCCTTTTCAGAATTAATTCTAATCATTGAATCCAATACCGTTTGCATAACACTTTTAATATCTTTTAAATCACTTTCCAACATAAACTCTCCATAATATAATTGATTTGGAGCGGGTAACGAGAATCGAACTCGTCTCATTGGCTTGGAAGGCCAAGGTAATACCAATATACGATACCCGCTTTGGTGCCCCTTCACTGACTTGAACAGTGGACCTGCCGATTATGAGTCGGATGCTCTAACCAACTGAGCTAAAGGGGCGCTTCTACTAGCCTCTTAATTCATCTAGCTCCTCTGCAGACTTCATATGCTTTTTATAACTACCTCGATCTGATACTGCTTTAGTATCATACTTACTATTCAATGGATTTGGTACTAATGATTGTTCATAAGTTCCTCCAAATGGTGGTCGGTTCATTGCATTTCCTACCATTGAGGCACCGTTGTAAGCATGCACTCGCATGCCGAAGCTGTTTGTTGCTAAATTATCATTCTTTGGTTCTAAACCAGTGTATAGTTTTTCACTCATTATATATCTCCTATTTGTAATATTTGCTATAACCAATCATATAATTGGTTTTATAGTTAGGATTATCACGAAAATTACCTATAGTATAAGTATTTGGATACCTATAACCTCTGTAATAATTATCATTATCAAATTCATTAATGAAGTTTTCAGCTTCTTGAATG